ACTATAACGAGGCCAGCCTTGAAATCGCGGGGGTGGGAGCGTCTCTGGCCGGACGTCACTACGACGTAATCAAAAAGGACGACTTGGTTAGCCAAGTCAACGCTACAACCAGACTTCAACGTGATAAGGTGGTTGAGTGGCATCAGTACAGCGTTTCCTTGTTTGACAATCCGGCCAACCGGATGGACCACATTGTTGGGACTCGGTACGCCTTTGATGATTTGTATGGACGAATTATTGCGGGCGAAGAGCTTACACTATACGATTACATGAGGCGTTCAGCTATTGAGGATGGGGAGCCCATCTTTCCGTTGGAGGTTCGTTCAGCCGACAAACCCACCGGCTATTCCCTTGAGAGCCTCGAACAACTAAAGTTTGAGCAAGGGTCCTGGCTCTACTCGTGTCAGTACCTCAATGAGCCCGTGCCTCCGGGCGAACAGGACTTTCCCGTAACCGAGAACAACTACTATCGAGAGAAGCCCGAATACGATCCTAGCCAAGTTTTCATGGGCGTTGACCCCGCAGTTTCGGAGAGCACCAAAGCCGACTATACGGCAATGGTCGTCACAGCCGTGGACCGCGAAGGAAACGTCTACGTCCTCGACTATATAAGGGAACGGCTACTCCCCGACAAGCTGATTGTGAAGTTGTTTGACTTTTATAACAAGTGGAAGCCCCGCCGCATGGCCTTGGAGAAGGAAGCCTTTCAAGTTGCCTTGAACCACTGGATTCGCCAAGAGGCGGCACGACGGGGGACCTCTCTCCCCATTTACGAGGTGGTTCAACCCCGTGACAAGAGCAAAGAGATGCGAATACGCGGATTGCAGCCCCGGTGGGAGGCTGGCGCCCTTAAAATCGCGCCCTGGATGAGGGACCTAGAAGCGGAACTGACCAGCTTCCCGCGCGGGCAACATGACGACCTCTTGGACGCGCTTGTGATGCAGCATGAATTTTGGCCAATCAAATTTCCGACTGCCGAAGCCAAGCGGGCGGAGGGGATGTTTACCTTGGCCGCAATCTTAGACGAAATCAAAAACGCGGGTGGACAGACCGGCAAGAAGTTCGTCCACCTACAAAGGAGGAGTCGTTATGACGATGATGCATCCGGATCGGAGGAGGGAAGCCATCTTCAAGTCGCTCCGTTTCGTGGGCGATAGCGAATACATCGGGGGGGAGAAGCGCCTCCGCAACGTCCCCCACACGGTACGAGTCTGTGAAGATACGCGGTTTCTCGACTGGTGCCACGAGAAGGATATGGACATTTTAGTGTCATGGGCGGACCATTTCCAGCGGAAGGGGGTTCCGCATGTGGCGGCTAAGACGTTCATGGGGGCCTCTATTTGGAGGCCGGATATGGTTTTGGGGGCGTTATGAAGAAGCCTCTTGGACTGATTTTGGGTGGCGTCATCTTTCATTACTATAGAAAGGTGAGCGAAATTGGCGCGATTCCCAAAGGAGCGATTCTTCTTATGTCGATAGATGGCGAGACGGATGCCCCGAATGGTTGGGAACGGCTTTATCATGGAGTTGGCGAAGGATTGGTCGGCGGTTGAAATCACGTTCATGACTCCAAAAAGACTTGACAACCCCCCGCTCAGGTTATATACTTACGAGTGTTATAAGTGCAAAAGGGGCTGGAACGAGTGGCGAAAACCGGGCTCTTCGGCAGTAGCGCCGTGCCCCCGTTGCCGCTTGGCCAACCACCCCGTAGCCGATAGGACTGAATAATGGCCAGGAGAAGCAGACTTATTTACGTGGCTGCTGGCACCACCAAACTACAGGTGGAACCGGGGCCAGTGCTCGTCACGGGAATCGTCATCACTAACGACGGGACCGGAAACGTGACCCTCATCCTCTTCGACCAAGAGGACGTGGCGGTTCCCGGCAACGCGATTGGACGGCTCGTTGTCGGAGGGGATGAAGCCCTCTATGTTCCGTTTCCCGAGCCACTGGCGTTTAACTTCGGGATAACCGTTGATGCGTCAGCGGCTTTGGCCGTGACTTTTGTGGTGAGGACATAATGTTTCATCGAGTGATAAGCTATTACCAAAAGAAGTCTGTTGTATCGGGAGGACCAGCAACGGAAATTGCCGACACTTACCCCTACAGGATTCACGCGGGCGGGGCCGTGGACGTGACCGACCTCAAAATTGAAAATCTCACGGATTCGGTTATCGAGCTTTGGGTCCACGACACTGAGGACGACCCCGGCTCCAACAGCTTGCATCCGCAACTCCGCTTGCGAGCAGACCCACAAGCCACTTCTCAACTCCCCGTGGGGGCGGAACGGTTCCACAATGGCATTTGGATTAACCTCATTGCCGGGAATAGTGAAGGCCGTGTGACCCTTAATGCGGACCTTCCTAAAGGCACAATCGTGAGCACTGTGGGGTTCCGCAACCGTGAACGAACTGCAGTTTCCGACTAACGGCAAGCTCCCCGAGATGCCGGTAACGTCCACACGTGACCTCATAGCCTCCCTCAAGACCCGATGCTCCAAGTGTGGGGCGGTAGTCGGCTTGGAAGAGATAGAGCCCGACGTGTGGCGTCAGCAGATTTGTAGTTGTCAAAGTGCCCCATCCGACTAAGGAACTAGACCAGTGGAAAATGCGGATAGACCTCGGGGAGAGTTTCCGCAAAGAGAAGGGACGGGAAGCGACGTGGAAGAAACTGCGCCGGTACTACCGGAACGAGTTTCCGAACATGGCCAACATAATCCCTGTGAATATTACTTTCGGGATTGGACGGGCTATGTTGCCGCAGGTTTATTTCCGGACCCCTTCCGTGTCTATTCGCGCCCGAAAAGAACAGTTCCAACAGAACGTCCCCCTGATTGAGGCCGTCGATAACTTCCTCCTCAAAAAGCTCCGCGTCAAGGAGCAGATGAAGCTCATCCTCACCGACGTCTACACCGACGGCATCGGCCTCCTGAAATTCGGATACGACTCCCTCTACCACGGAGTCGTGCCCGAAGAGCAGGACCAACTTTCGTTCTTTGAAAGCCAAATGACCGGAACTCCCCTAGAGGGAGCGATTAAAGAGCTTCGCAAGGACGACGACACCCTCGAATACCACGACCTCGTAAGCGAAGAGATGCCGTGGGCTCTGCGGTGGGACCCCATGAGCTTCGTCGTAGAGCCCGGAGTCCGAGACCTGGACTCCGCCCAATGGTGCGCGTTCTACTCCCTACGTCCCCTAGAGGACGTGCTCAAGGACTCCGCGTACACCAACACCAAGGACCTTGAAGGGACGCGGGTCCACAGAGGGACGGATCAGCGTGAATACTTCTCCCGTCGTAGGGACGAACGGGACCCCCAAATCGAGCTTGTCGAGCTTTACGAGATTTATGACAAGCGCGAAAAGCGGATGATGGTCTACGCCAAGGACCACGACAAGTTCCTCCGCAACGAGCCGTGGGACATCCCGATGGAAGGCTTCCCGTGTGAAATCCTCCACTTCAACAAGACGGGCGACGACTTCTATCCTGTTAGCGATGCTCAGTACATCCTCACACAGCAGGACGAGCTCAACGACCTCCGCACCCATGAAGCCGAGCATCGTCGCACCGCTAGTTTGAAGGGTGCTTACGACGTGAGTAAAATTGACGAAGAAGGCAAGGAAAGACTCGCAAGTGGAGAGGTCCTCCCTCTAATTGGCGTCGATGGCGACCCGCACACTGCCGTCGCCTTCTTCCGTCCCGAGATGAGTCGTGACCTCTTTGCCGTGGACGAAATCATTCAATCGGACGTTCGCCAGATGTTGGGCTTCTCCCGCAACCAAGAGGGCGAGTTCGATGTGGACCGCCGAACCGCGACAGAGGCTCGCATCGTCCAGCAAATGAGCGAACTCCGCACCGACGAGCGGCGCGACATGCTCGCAGACTTTCTTGGCCGAACGGTGGAGAAGCTAAACCAACTCATTTTCCACTTCTGGAACTCTCCACGGGCCATACAGCTTGGTGGGGGCGAGGGCGATTGGACAACCTTCACTGGAACGGAAATCAAAGGAGAATACCAGATTGAGGTAATCCCCGATTCTCTGCTCCCCCTCTCTCGTAAGATAGAAAAAGCAGAAGCAAGGGAACTCGCGCAAACCATGCTACAAATGCCTATCGTACAGGCCAGCATGTCGGCCCAAATGGAGGTCGTCAAGATTCTGGCCAAGGCGCATCGGGAAATTCTCGACGAGGAACGTTTCATTGCCGACATACAACTATCTTTGCAGCAGATGCAACAGGAAGTGGGAGGCGCTCCGGCGGATAATGGAGCGGCTGGAGGAGCG